TGAATAAATACATCGTCTTCCAACTTAATTTCTAATAAAAAATGTTCTCTGTCTTTCTCTGGTGAATCTTCCACATAGTCGGAAGATAAGAAATAATTCTGATTTTCACACAAATAATTGGAACTTTTTATTTTTAAATCATCACTAATATCCTCACAAATATTTTTTAAATAATAGTGTAAGTCCATGGAACGTCTTGCTTGGTCAACGTGATCTTTTACGTTGAAGTATCTTTGACAGATTATGTTCCCTTCTAATGTTAGAACAAATTCGAATTTTGTAATGTCTGGTTGTTGATTACTCATAATTTTTGATTTTTATCGTTTTTTTATTGTTTTTTTCTTTTCTTGTTAAACGGAGAAATGGGTTTAAAAATTTTGTCCACGCATCGTCTGATTTTGGTAATACGTTGAACAATCCATCTTCCATCATCATTCTCATTGTATTTTTATATGACCGACCTTCGGGGTCTAATGGTTCATTAATTAACAATGTAATATTTTCTTCAGCCTCGTCAGTTAAGAATGGTTCATCCAAACTAACGATACGATTGTTTACGTCGAAGAACTCTTCACCGAATACGCCGTACTTTGTAACTCCTGTTAATAAATTTGCAATTAATTTGTTGTGTTTGTCCTGTTCAAAAAGGAGATTACCCCTTTCTTTAACTTGTTGAACGGATATCTTTTCGGCTCTAATTTCGGGAAATAGAGATATAAATTTCTTTACTCCCATTCCTTTAATTCCTGCGATGTTGTCTGAGGAATCACCACACATCATTTTTACTAACTTAACGTTTTCAATTAAGATTTCTTCGTGGTCGTAAACTATCGTATCATTTTGTTTGTATAATTTGTGATGGGACGGATTGTAAATTTCCGTATTGTCTGACACTAACTGTGTCAAATCTCCATCAGATGAATAAATGATTTTCTTTTCGTTAGGTGAATTTTGCGTGTAATAAGCAATACTATCATCTGTCTCACAAAATTCATACTCACCTTGTCTTACAAATAACTCTTCAAGATATTGTTTAACTCGTTCTCTTTGGTATGAGTATGAACTTAATTCTTCTTCAGTCCTAAGTCTTTGTCGTCTATTTTCTTTATAATGAACGTAGATTTTTTTTCTATTTTGAGAACCTTCAAATCCGTCCCAAAATACAACTATCTTGTCTAAGTGATATAACTCAAACGTTCTCCTAAGAGTATTGAGAAAATGATAAATCCCTCCAATGTGTTGTCCCCTATAGAACATATTCTTGACACCATAGAAACCAATCGTAAGTAAATTATCTCCATCAACAAGTAAAACGGACATTTAAAAATTTTATAGATCTGACTCTTCTGTTACAACTTCTACGTCTGCGATGTCTGTAACACTAACACCTAACATCTTACTGATGTATTCTCCACATTCTTTTTTGTATTCTTCAAGAGATTTCTTTTCTTCTCCTTCTTCTCTTCCACCCATAAATCCGTGAGATGTAACCAAGATACGTCCATCCTCATATCCTAAACCATTGATGTGGTTCTTCATGATAGAGATTTTTGTTCTTGTTGCAATTTTAACTTTTCTCTTATCTTTAGTGATTGAGATTTTAGTTGTACCCGCACCTTTTTGATTACCAAATAAGAATACAATACTTGAGTTTAACCAAATTGCTTCTCCACCTTTTGCTTTAATCTTAGGTTGTCCAAAAGGATTATCGGGTAATTCTACCCAAGGTTGATTAACAATGATTAATGTGTTTGTATAAGGTTTATCTGTCCTTCTTGACCCTGAAATACGTTGGTTGATACCCATTCCAATTTTATCGGCTAATACCGACGCATTGTGTTGTTTACCACCTTTACCATCGTAAGTCATTTTACAAGGAACTGAACCTACTGAATCCCAAAGTATTAATAAATCGTGAGGTAAGTCTCCCTTTTCTTGAGCATCTAATAATTCATTAATATACTCTGTGATTTGTTCGATGTACTCGAAATCACTATTAAAAAGATAATCACCATCTTTATTGAAACCCATTAATTCTGCATGGTCCCAACTCCATTTTTGTTCTGTAATTACAAATACAGGAACAATACCTTTCTTTTGAGCATCTACAGCTGACTTTACAAGTGCTGTTGTTTTACCCGTATCACTATGTCCTAATAACATATTGATGTGACCCATTGCGGGGCCAGGAATTCCTGTTGCATCTAAGAAAGCATCACCCAAATCGAAAAAACGGTCTGGTTTATATTCTGCCTCTTTTGAGAACTTTTTTTTAATTGCTGAAAAATCAGTCTTTTTTATACCTGCCATGTTTTTGTTTTTAAAGGATGTTCCCGACATTGGTGTCGGGAACATCATAAATTAATTAGAATGGTAATTCTGAATCTACCTCTTCATCTTCTTGTGGGTCAACCACAGGAGTAGATTTTTTAGGTGCTGAAATTGTCTCTTCGTCAGTAATGTTATTACTTGAAACAAATTTGTTTTGATTAGAATCCCAACGTGGAACTTCACCTCTTGCAACCATTTCTAAATAATCTTCACCTTTCTTAGAGTAAACATCAGACCAAGTTAATTCATCATCTAACCAAGCTTTCGCCACGTTAGAATCAGCATGTAACGGACCCGCATCTTCAGGAATAACTGAATTGATTACTGTGTATTCTTTACCTGTACCAGCTTTAGTTAGTGTTAAAGATAAAATCATATCACGTCCTTTTTCAGGGTCAGTAATATCACCTTTGTTACGGAAGATTGGGAATACTTTGTCTAAGATACCGTCACCCTTTGCGTTGTGTTTAAATCTCCAAAATTTAACACCATCATTTTCGTGGTCTCTATCTATAACTTTTACGATATAGAATTTACGAGAACGATATTGACGAGCAGTTTCTCTATCTGCCTCAACACCTGTAGCCATTAAAGCTTCTTGAACTTCGTTCAATGGTGAACGTTTTCCTTCTTGTTTAGGGTCATATAATTTAACCCATTTTCCATCCACTTGAACTTCGTGGAAATAAACCTCAACAAATGGTGAACCACCATCTTTTGTAGGTAAAATACGAATACGTCTTTCTTCTCCCTTAGAACCCTTAGGTAATACGGTAGTGAAATAACGCTTCATTCTGTCTTCTGAAGACATTTTGTTAGAATTGCCACTTGTGGCATTTTTGTTTTTCTCGTACTGTGCTAGTACTGCATCAAATGTTGACATAATTAAAAATTTTTATTTATAAAACTGTTATAGTAAAATATAAATAAAAAAAACCGAATTAAGAAATCCGGTTCAATTATTTTTAAAAATGTTTTTAAGTCTTATTCTAAAGTTAATAGATATGATAATTTGTTAAATAAACCCAACATTTCATCTCTAATGTTTAAAATGTCCGTATCGGTTGGTTCAAATTGTTCGCTGTATTGGATAAGAGCATTTTTCACAGTATTAACCATTTCCTCAGGTTTTAACTCTGATAAATTAACTAATGTTATTGTATTTGTCTCATCATCTAACTTAAAACGACCATATTTTCCCATTGCAACTTCAACGAAAGTATCCGTTAAATCACTCAAAGTGTCATACGTACTACCAAAAGCTTGATGTCTTGAATAACCTTTAGTTTGCCAATGCATCACCTTTAACTGAGCACTTAACCCTAATAAAAAATTTATATTAGAATTGATATTCATCAGGTGTTGGATTAAAAGATGTTTTAACTTGGTCAGGAGAGTAATTGCTTACCTCGTCTTTAGTTAAGATATATTCGTTCTTACCACTTTGTCTCATTTCACCTTGTTTGTGAGCGAAAAATTCTTGTGGTTTTTCGTTGAATGGATATGAATCTAAAGATCTCATTTCTAATTTCTCAACTGGAGTTTCAGGTTTCATCTGTTGAACTTGAGTGCCTAATTGGTCAATTTTAGCCATAACTTGGTCCATTTGAGCAAGTTTTTGTTCTAAGTCACCTAATTTGGTAAACACATCGTCCATTTTACTTACAACCGCACCGTGGTCTTGTTTATTAGTTTCAATATCTTTTTTGATACTCTTAGTCATATCGACTAAATCAGTAATATCAATTTCCTCTGTAGTATCACCTTCAGGTAATGCTGGTGCCGCTCCTGCGTCAGCCATAGGGTCCATTGCAGGATCTGCAGCTGGAACATCTGTAGGTAATGCCGCTGGGTCAGCAGGTGCAGCCGCAGGGTCTGCAGGTGGAGGTAATTCACCACCAAGAGCATCTTGTTCCATTATCATCGTTTTACCATATCTATTGATGGCTTTGTAACGATTTAATTCTTCTTGTAGTTTTTGTTCTAACATGGCTTAATCTTGTAATAATTGTCTACCGTCATCGGTAATATATCTTTTATTTATTCTTTCAACGATTCCGTCTTTTTCTCTGATAGTGTAACATTCTCCTGTTACCATATCACATTCTTCCCTTTCCATTCCGTCATGGGAAACTTTTTTAACGTTTTTAGGTGTTAAAAAATTGTCTATTGTGTTATCTAAATTATTTCTCATATTCATATAAATATCTCAATTATTATTAATATCCCTTCTTCATTGTAAAATAAACAACTTGACCATCAGTTAACCCTAAATCAGTCATTAATTTCTTGGATAAAGAAACACCAAAACCAGCGACATTTGGTCCTCTATTAATTGGACCCCATATATTGTCAGGTCTAATTTCGACATTGTCGGTTGGGTATTGATTTTGTAATGGTTTAACTGTAATCGTTTTAGGTGTTTTACCATTTGGGTTTACAAATGTTGTTTCAGCACTTATAATTAAACTTGGATAAGACGATGATAAATCAAACTTCATTGAATAGAATTGATTTTTTTTGTTATCCTTTATGTCTTGCCAATATATTTTACCCGGTCTTTCAACTACACCCGATTTTACCGTTTTAGTGGTGATTCGATTTATAATTCCCATTTCAATGTCATAAGCTGGTTCGTAATTTTTACCACCCATAACACAAGCAATTGCCCTAAGATATTTGGTACCGTTATATTCAACTTCTTGAATATATTTTTCACCGTTTCTACCACCCCAATTAACTCCAAATTCATTAACTCCTGATGTGGATTGTAATTTTTCTCCTTTAGGTGCAACTTTAGGGTCACCCATATCAATAATTAGTGATCCGTTCTCCGTATTAAGTATTTTTTCAGTTTTTGTATCTCCTGATAATACTAAATTTTCTTCCTTAACTCTATTTTGAGCCGCCTTGGTAATTTTATCAAATAACACTCTGTAACTTGATAAGAAAGAATCTTTTGGGTCAGGTAAAGAAGTGTATGGTATTCTTGTTCCTTTAAATACGGTTGATATATTACCAGGTTTTATATTATGTGAAACTTCGGTTATCCAATATGAACCTCTAAACATTGGTATGTTCTTCAAATAGAAATACATTGTTGGTTGTATCATTACATTACCCATCATCGTTACCTCACAAGTATATGATCTCAATCTATATATATCAAACAAACTTGTGTCTAATTGATAAACACCAGCACCCGATTCTGAACGACCTAAATTTTCAGTTGCCGCCATGGATTCAGTTGTTTCTCTTTGAGATGATTGGTCAAGTTGAACTCCTTTAAATAATGCTTGATTTTCATCCCCAACACTTACTTCAAAAGCAACCACCTTATTTGATTTATATAAATCACCGACTTGGTTACCAGCATCTATTGTTACAACAAGTGGACTTTGTGCGTTTGCAAATAAGTTACCACTATCGTTTTTAAATTTATTTTCTTTTGCCTCAATGTCAGACAACTCCAATCTTTTTGATGTAGGTCCTGTATATTGAATAATAATTTTTGGTGATGATTCTTGGTAATCAACATCTAAAAATGTTCCAAACAAATTTTCTGCGACTTTTTTAGAAGATGTTGTTTTAGATTTACCATTAACGTTAGTTCCATAAAAATTAATATATGCAGGTAATGCTCTCATGTCAAAACCCGTTCCTTGAATTAACATGGATATTACACCATATAAATTTGCCTTATCATTTTTACGGTCATCTAATGGTAATAATTTTTCCAAACTTATATATGCAACGTCACCAATATCTTTGTTCGCCTTATCAAAGAATAAGAATTCTTCCATTAATGACCTACTACCTAATGAATTACCTGAAACCCATTTATCATTAAATGTTTTAAAATAATTATATTCTTCAAGTTTTAGGATTTGATCATTAAATCCACTAAAAACAGTTAATTGATTTTTATTTTCTTTTGTTTTTAATGAACTAAATTTTCCAATTAACTGTACTAAATAAATTGACAATCTATCCGATGCTTTGGTTAGTACATTATCTGTAAGATATGTTCTAAATGCGGTTAACGTATTTGTACCTCCATTTTTAATATAACCAGCATATATTAGTATTAATGGTCTAAATTGAAGAACATTACTTTCACTAAGTTCAATATTTAAATCTTTGAAAAAATTTAAATATTCGTTATTAATAGAGGTTCCGCTTACATATGGTCCAACATATAATTCCACATATTTTGTATCTCCTGATTGTGTTGTTAAATTATATGTTCCATAATTAAATGTGTTAACATTATCAAATTTAGCCAAACCATACCAAACATGTGGGTTAATCTCTTTTGGATTACCCATTGTTAATTTGATTAAATTATCAGCCTTTAACATTTCTGCAGTTATTAATTCTAATTTAGTTAATTGTTTAGTTTTTAAACTTTTAATTAACTCACCAGAATCGGCCGGGTCGGTTTGGGTGTCTATTGGTACAGTAACAATTTCTTTTAATAAATCTTGAAACTTATCATATTTTAATGTGTAAACCTCCTTTGTTGTTCCCGTATACGGTGGAAATTTGTGATAAGG